CGGGACACGCTAATGTCGGAAAGACTCACACGATGACATATCTGCAACTGCTACATACTTTAGAGAACGGCACAAAGTGGCTGATCTATTCTAGTGAGAATGAAGTTCAATCTTTGCAAAGAAAAATTATTGAATTTATGGCTGGTAAGCCTATTAATCAGATAGAGGAAGCAGAGTTCTGGAGACATCACTCTTTCGTAGAGGGCCATTGGGCATTTATCAACTCCGAGCTAATAGTTAATGCTTTTGAATTATTAGAGATAGCCAAAGAAGTATATTCAGCTTGGGAGTTTGAAGGTATGATGATAGATCCATACAACTCGCTAACTATACGAAAAGAAGATCTCAAAGGAATTTCTACACACGACTATCATTATGAAGTTACTAGCCACATAAGAAAGTTCTGTAAGGAATACGGAGTTACAACCATTCTTAATACTCACCCAGCTACTGAAGCTCTAAGAAAGACACACAAGGGTTCACATCCATACGCAGATCACACTATGCCACCAATGGCTAGTGATGTAGAGGGTGGTGGTAAATTCGTGAACCGCTCTGACGAGTTTTTCGTTATACACCGATATACGCAACATCCAACAGATTGGATATTTACCGATATTCATGTTAGAAAGGTAAAAGAGCTTGAAAGCGGTGGCCGACCTACTAGTTTAGATGGACCAGTCCGACTTCAATCTACAAAAGGAAATTGTGGGTTCTCCATAAATGGTTTAGATTTGATCACTAAAGAAAAAAAAGTCGATGGATCTCCATTTTGAAGGTAACAAGTTGTACTATATGGAAAAAGAAGCCGAATTGTTTCGTGCTCTTGACCATCTTAGCAAGTATCTAGGTAATCAAGCTGACTTAACTGATGATCAGATTTGGGAGATATTCCATATATGTGCTGACTCAGCAGCAGTTTATAGACACATTACAGACTATTTCAATGTACTTGATCGTAAGATCTTAGAAGCTAGAATTGATAATGGTAAGCTCAAGCAAGAGTTGTATGATCTAAAAAAAGAAAATATCAAACTCCATAAAATAGTAGACGATCATATCGATGGATTTTAAAAGAAAGATGAATAATGGTCAAAGGTTTGAGATCAATGGTATGGAGTTCATATGTATTGAGACAACCATTGCGTTACAGACTAGAGTAGATGGCGAAGAACCAGATATTGAAGTTGCTGGTAGCTACTATATCGTAAGAAATACTTCAACTGGGAGTCTACACAAGATCCCATTTCAAAAAATAATAGATAAAGAAAAAGAAATCAAATGGAAGATTTAAGCAAAGTATTGGCTCAGTATTATGATTTTATCGGAGTTATTCCAAACGATACTAGACAAGAAGATCAAGTATTTGCAAGATCAGCTATGATGGTAGTTTTAAGAAAACAAATGACTCTGCATCAAATTGGTAGGATTTTTGGTAAGAATCACGCAACGATACATCACGCAGTTAAGAATCACGAAATGAATTACAACTGGAGCGAGATGTATAGAAGTTTTCACGAAGCAGCAAACCAGATAGTCAATAACAATCCTATCACTAGTCATCATTTACAGAATAGAGCACAAGCAGATCTTACTCGCTACAAGCTTAAAGTTATGGAACTAGAAGCAGAATTGGATTCAATTAACATAGAGTTGTTGAAAGTTCGTCAAGAAAACCTTATATTGCAAAAAAACAAAGAGCTACAAGATGCAGATTGAGTTTTCACCGCTTTATGGAGTAATGTTTGGAATTAACTATGCACACTATCCAGCAACTGAAGATCTATCTGCCCTACACTTAATACAGATTGGTGTAGGTTTTGTGATGATACAAGTTTCATGGACCGCATAGGAAAATTTTACGAGAAGAATTTCAAACGCCTAACGGGCTTCATTAAAGAGTACACAGACGGATCATATGAGATTGCTTCTGATATAGTACAGATGGTATTTGTACGACTATTAGAAATGGAAAGCGAAGGGAGGACCAACTTTTACGAGGAGGACTCCCTTAACTTTTTTTATGTCTATCGTGCTTGTATCAATACTGCTTTAAAGTATCAGAGAGCTAAAAAGAAAATTCATAAGGTATCAATAGAGGACTTACATTTTGACTTCCATATATATGAGCCATATCCAGAGGAGCGAGAAGCTATGGAAAAGCTGATTGATAAAATGGAGAATGAAATTGAAGATCTTCATTGGTATGATCAGAAGATGATAAACATTCATATGAATGGTACTTCTATGAATAAGCTACACCGAGAAACAGAGATAGGATTAACTAGTATAAAAAACACGATAAAAAATGGAAAAGCAAGAATCTACGACAAGCTCCTCGAAGATTGGCAAGACTATGAAAACGGAGACTTCGACAAAATCTAAAAAAGGCAGACCTAAAGGAAGCAAAAACAAACCTAAAGGTCTAGGAGATACGATTGAGAAAATTACAGAAGCAACTGGTATTAAAGCAGCAGTTAAAGCAGTACTAGGAGATGATTGCGGATGCGAAGCTAGGAAAGACAAGCTCAATAAATTATTTCCTTATAGCCGTCAGCCAGAGTGTCTTAATGAAGATGAGATCCAATACTTATCTAGTGGAGTATTAAGAAAGAATCAAATCAATCACGAACAGAGAGTTCGCATAGCGGAGATCCACGCAAGAGTGTTTAATCATAAGTATGATGTTCCGTGTACTTGTAGTCCTAAGATATGGATGCAATGGATGAGGGAACTTCAAGAAGTATTAGATGCAACTAAGGAAGTATCTTAAAGAAGGAAGAAACCTCAGCGATAGCCGTACCGCCATTTGTGTTGATGTAGGTAAGACTGGTGAAGCTCTATTCAAAGAATTGACTGGAGCTTTAAAGTCAAACCTAGAAGATGACAAGAAGCATATTGATTTCTACTGGGGCGATAAACTGGTAGATGTTAAAGGATTAAAAAAGATGCATCTGTCTGGTTATATTCTTTTGGAGTTTGTTAATGTATGGGGAGGCAATGGCTGGTGCTCTAGAAAGAGCAAAGCCGAGTACATAGCTTTTCAATTTCCAGAAGCGTTCTATGTGTTTCGTAAAAAGCATTTACGCCTAAGGGCTATTGAACTATGTGAGCCGTTCTACAAGGATAAAGTTGAAAGAAGGAACTACATACCTTATAAAGATGCACTACATCGTTGGGTAGGTAGATGGAATGCTCAAGATGTATTTACATACTTGAAGTTTGAAGATGTTGAAGATTTAATTTTTGAAGTATTGCCGTATGCCGTTACCAACGAAGAAAGCAAGTGAAAGCAGAGGGGATTTTATAATGAGATGTATGCAAGATCATACTATGATTAGCGAATTTCCAGAACAAGATCAACGCTATGCAGTATGCGTAGCTCAATGGGAAAACGAATGATAATGATGATTATCCTATTTGCTTTAGCGCAGATAGTATCTATGAATCAAATAAGATCTTTGCAATATCGCATAGAATATATTGAGGATTGGATCCGACAAAATTTTTCTGAGGACTCCGAGTAATTAAAAAAAGTTGTTTATATTTACCTCAGTTAATTAAAGAACTGAGAGATGAAAGCAAACAAGATCATTTATTTCCTAGAGAAAGATCAAAAAGGTAAGTGGGTACAAAACCACGCTTTTGCGGTTTACGCAGAAACAAAAGAAACTCTTTACGCTCTTATTCAAGAGCATATTACAGACAAGGGTAGAAAGTCTATGGGTGTAGCAAACTGCTTCCACGATTTCGATCACTTAACTTTAATAGGATAAGCGATATGAAAAAGTACACCAAGCTCCAAGAGTTTACATACTACTCGTTTATTGGTATCGTAGCACTCGTATTTACATTCGCTGTACTATCAGTCGGCAAACTATTATCAATCCTTTTAAATACCACCTTATAATGTTGATGCTAGACGGATCTGATTACGATCAGAATTGGCTTATAGAGAAAGCTAAAGATGACGATTTCTATTACGGAGTGCTAAACACTCTTGCACTAAGTTCTAGCAGTCTCAAGATGCTATTAGATAGTCCAAAGACTTTTTATAATGTTAGAACTTACGGACAAGCTAACAACTCACCAGCTTTATTGATGGGCAATATCATTCATACAATGATTCTAGAGCCAGAAAAGTTTGACGATATATTCGAGGTCGTAGATGTAGCTTCAAAGAACACTAAGAAGTACAAAGAAGCAAATGAGAATACAACCAAGAAGTGTATCACTAGCAAAGATCTACAAGCTGGAGAAAGAATAGCAGATGCATTCAATCGCAATTATCACGCTATGGAGTTCCTAAAAGGATCTACTGCCGAGAAGCCTATGGTAGATATTCTTGGTGGTTTCCCTTTTAGAGGAAAAGCAGATATTTGGAATGACAATTTTATTGCCGACATTAAGACAACGACAGATCTTAAAGCATTTAAATACTCAGCCGATAAATACGGCTATGATTTACAAGCATACATCTATTGTAACTTGTTCAATATCTCATATCAAGACTTCTATTTCATAGCTCTAGATAAAGGATCGTGCGATATAGGAATCTATGATATCTCTGAAGATTTCTACAAGAGAGGAGAAGCAAAGTTCAATAGAGCAATTACGACATATAGAGATTTCTTCGTTAAGAACGAAGATCTGGATTCATACATTAT